CGGTGCGGCTGCCGCGTCCGGCGCTGCCGCCGCGCAGGGCGCCTGAGCCATCATCGCGCAGATCGTACCAGCGCCCCTGCGCACGGTAGGAGACGACCAGACTGCCGGGGGCGGGCGACGGGATGATGGTCATGCTGTAGTTGTAGCCACGGTTGTTGACCGTAACCGGGATGGATGCCGTATCCGCCACCTGCAAAAATTCTGCCGCCGCGCGAAAATACAGCGTCCACCAGCCGCCGCTGGATACCGTCTCGGCAAAGCGCAGCTCACCGTGGGAGTAATCGACGGTGCCGACGGCGCGGTCATTGATAACCAGATCGCCGCCGCGGTCGCGGATCTCGATGGCACCGACGACGAGGCGCACGCTGCCGGGGGTGATGGCGTTGCCCGCGTAGAGGACGCTGTTGCCGTTGAGCGCACCGGCGGCGGTGAGGCTGCTCTCGCCTTTGGCGGCGTCAAAGATGAGCTGCTGTTGTCCGGCGGCGGTGAGGTCGGTGTGCGAGGTCTCCACCTGCGAGGTGGGGACGAGTTTTTCCATCAAGGACGGTACCTTAAGCGTCATGACGCCCTTGCGGATGGCCTCGACCAGCGGCTTGACCCCGTAATACTGCGCGCCGTCGGCGATGTGCGTCTCGCGCAGTTTGCACGCCGGGTCGGCGTAGGCGATGGAGGGATAATCCACGCCGATAAAATCGGCGGTGAGTGCGGTGGATATCTCCATCTTGACCACCGTGCGGATAAAATCCTTGCCCGTCGCCGCATCCGTAAATGTCCTGTCCTCGCTGCTGACGCGGATAACCTTGATGTACTGCTCCTGCTGCGGGTAGCCGCGCTTGTCTTGCCGCAAGCAATAGACGTCGCCGATGAGCGGCAGCGGCTCGCCGGGACGCTGATAGGCCTGGATGATGCGCGAGCCCAGCGACTGCACCGAGAGCAGCGTCATGCGCGACTCGATGGTGGCCACCGCATAGGCGGCGATGCGCTTGACGATGTCGGCGCGCGACTCGCCGTAACGCACGCCGCGGTAAAGCAGATACGACACGTTTGCGGCCTTGGGCGGCTTGCTGATGATGACGTGTGCGCCCCAGAGCGGGGTGGCATCCGGGCGGCGCACGCCCGCGTGTACCGAGCGCGCGTTAAATCTGCCCTGGGTGCGGTCAACGTCCGATGGTGTCGGCATCAGCTCGCCCGGCACCCCGGTGAGCTCTTGCGCGGTCATCAGGCCGCCGCCGTCGGGGGCATCGGTCAGGCGCTCGGTGGCGTAGATTTTGAGGTCTTGGCGGGTGAGGAGGGTTTTGCGTCGGGTCATGATTTGTTACCGGGTTGCATTAGATGGTCATCAGGTGGATGGTCGGTGCCTCGTACTGCGCCGTGCCGTCTTCGGGGGCGCGGTAGGCGACCGGCGCGCAATCGGATAACGCCGGGCGGGCAAAGCAGACGTTGAGCTGCCGCCCGTCGGGGTGGGCGAGGGTCATTTCCAGCTCCGGCACGTCTGCCCAGGCGGCAAGGGTGGTGAGCGTCGCGCGGTCAAGCCATATCCACTCGCCGCCGAGTGTCACCGGACGCCCGGCGAGCATCGTCCCTTGCTGGATGATGGCGGCACCGCCGAGGCTGTATTGCACGTTGCTCTGCGCGAGTGCCTGCCAGTCGAATTCGTCCGTCCAGCGCATGTCGGCCGGCAGTTCGAGGGTGGCGTTGTTGTCTTTGCGGGTGAGTGTCCAAGGTGTCATCGCGGGCTCCGTTTGGCGGCGTTGTAGAGTTCGTTGGCAAAATTCTGTGCGCCGCGTCTCTCGGCGGCGGCAATGCGGTCGTCCCAAACGTCCACCACCTGCTGCGGGCTGATGTCGCCTGCGCCGTGACTGGTGGCGCTGCTGGCCGTCGTGCTGCGCGGCGTGGCGTTACCGCGGCTGCGCGATTCCTGCGCGCGCGCTGCCGCTTCGGCTTTCTTTGCCGCCGCTTGCTGCTGTTTCTCGCGCCCGATTTGCTGTTGTAAGTCAAGGGCGCGGCGGTATTGGGCAATCTCTTCGGCGTTATTGCGCAGTTCTGCCTCGTGCAGCTTGGCATTCAGTTCGCGCAGTTTGCGTTCCTGTTCGAGGGCTGCCGTCTTGCTGTCGTCGCCCCTGAGTTGTGCCAGTTCGGCTTCCAGGCTGTCGGCGCTATCCCTCGCCTGTTCTTCCAGTTCTTTGAGCTTTTGCCGTGCTTCGTCAATGGCCGCGTGCAGGTTTTTGAGGGTGGTGCTGTCCAGCGCGGCGATGTTGGAGCTGGCGGCGTGCGTTGCCTCTGCGATGTCGTGCATGGAGACGGTGCCGTCACTGGTGCGCTGGTTGAGGCGCTCGGTGGCGGCTTCCGCGCGCTGCACGTCGGCGACATACTGCTGGCCAACATGCGACATCGCCTCAACCTTGCGCAGGTAGTCGTCGGCGTCCATATGCCCCATGCTTGTTACCATGCGGTTGATGGCGTCATCGACCAACCCGATGGCCTCGGCATTGAGCTTGCTGGCGTCGTAGATGGTCATCATCGCCTTTTTCTTTTTCTCGGTGGCTTCGGCGCTTTTTTCTGCCCCGGCGGCTTCGGCCTCGGACGCGTCTTTGTGCGCCATAGCGTTATCACGCACCGCCTGTGTTTCGGCTTCTTTAGCTTCTTTGACTTTGCCGGAGGCGTCGGCGAGCGCCTGCGTCGCCTGCCCATGCTGCTCCAAGGCGCTACGCATCGCATTTGCCGCCTCCGCCCCGCCCTGCATCCCTGCACGCAGTTGTTGCATTTGTTCGGTAGCGAGTTGGTTTACCGCCCCGGTTTGGACAAGGACGCGGTTGTATTCGGCAAATTCTTCTTTGGTTTTCAGCCCTGCCGTGATGTGGTCAAAGGCGGCGCGGATGGCTTTGGCGCTGTTGGTGCCTTCTTCTTTCGCCGCCTTCACCGCCTCAACAAAGCCGTCAAAGCTCTGCCGCGCACTACTGCTGATGCCTTTGCTGACGGCGGAGATGTCCACCCCGATTTTAGCGAATGCCTGCGCGGTTTTGCTGGCGGCGTCCCCGGCGCTGCGAGCGATGTCTTCTATTTCGGCTTTGGTCAGGCCTGCCCGTTCGCCCACTTTGCGCAGGGATTCGATGAGCGCCTGTATTTCCGCCGGGCTGTGCATGTTTTTCAGCGCGGCCTGAAAGATGGTTCGCATTTTGTCTGCGTCCGTCCCGAAGCGGACGGCGGCCTCGCCAAAGTCTTTGAGCGTTTGCGCCGCTGCCTTGCCGATACCTCCCTGCATCTGCTCTACTTCCAGCCCCAAGGCTTTAAGGGCGTAGGCGGCGTCATCCAGCGGCTTCGGCAGTTCTTTCGAACGTGCTTTCATAGCATCGGCAAGCGCTTCGAAATTGACTTTGACGTCCAAACCGCTGCGAGACAGGTCAGTCAGTTTGTCTTGCACCTCTCGTAACGCTTCGACGGTTTCCACCCGGTCAATGGCTTGCCGAAAGGCGAGTTCCAGCGAGGCGGCACTCTGCTGCCCGCTTTTAATGATGTTGTCTAATCCCTCAATGACACGTTGACTGTTCTCCGGGATTTCCTGCATTTTGCGGTTAGCAGCATCCATTCGCGAGGTCAGCTTGTCCCACCCTTGCGCTGACAGTTCTTTTGCTCGTGCCGCCTTTTCTGTAGCCTCTGCTTCTGCTTTGGCCTTGTCGATAGCCTCCTGCGTGGCATTTACGGTTTGTTCAATAGATGCACGTCGTTTTTCTTCAGCGGCGATAGCTTTATCAGCAGCCATTGCGGCTTTTTCGTCCACAAAAAAGCGGCTCTCCGCCGCCTTTTTCTGTTCTTGGTAACCTGCTATCCGCTGGTTTATCGCCGCCAACTCATCTCGCAGCAACCGCTGTTGTTCCTGTACATAGTCGCCCTGCACATCTGCCCCCGCAGCAACCGCCATATTGAGACGGTTTTGCGCAATGGCGGCGTCCGCCCAGGTCTTCATCGCTTCCAGTTGCGCTTTGTTGACAGCGTCAACCTCGCTTTCCAGAGCTTGATAGAGCGCGACGGCGGCACCAATCCCAGCAGGCAACCATGCGACTCGCGCCAGACTGGCAAGACCTGTTTTTAGAGCAGCGACAAACCCGTTCAGGCTGGCAAACGCTTCCCCGAACCGTGCCGCCGAAGCGATAGCCGAAGTCATCGCGCCACGTGTACTAATGCCGAGAGCCCCCATCGCACCGCTGACGCCTAGCGCGGCAACCCTGGCGCTCACCAAGTATGTTGCAAGCTGTGTCACCAAGGGGAACTCCCCGGCAAACTTGTTGATGGCATTTGCAGCGCCGCCAATCCCGTCAGCAACCGTGCTGACAATGGGCAACAATTGCGAGCCGATGGTTTTGACGATGTTCTCGAGGGCGATTTTTGCCTGTTCGATTTTAGCGCCAGTAGTATTCATCGCCGCCTCAAACTCTCGCTGCATCGCCCCTGCGGTTTGGGCGTTGTCTGCCACAAGGCCGAAGGCTTTGCGCAAGGTGTCCAGACTGCCCGCGGCAAGGCTGATGTCGTCAGCGTACTCTGCGCCGAACAGTTTGGTCAGCGCAATGGAGCGGCTTTGTTTGTCCATCTGCTCCAGCTTGCCGAGGAAATCCACGATCGCCCGCTCAGGGTTTTCCCTGATATTGCGCGCCAGTTCGTTTGCCGAGATGCCAAGACCGTCCAACGCTTCTTGAAACTCTTTGCCCTGCGCCGGGGCGGTTTGCAGTTTGGTCAGCAGTGCGTTAATGGCAGTCGCGGCGACTTCCGGCGGTTTCCCGAGTGCGATGAAGGCATCAGCCAATGCTGCCGCTTGTTCTGCCGCCAATCCAAATTGTTTGGCTGTACCCCCGATGCGCAGCATCGCGGCGGTGATTTCCGCCTCTTTGGCCGCGGTATTGTTGCCCAGAACGTTGATGGCATCCCCAAGTCCGCGCATTTCTTCCAACGTGATGCCAAAGACATTACTGATTTTTGCCGCCGCTTCTGCCGCCTGCTCTGCCGTCATGCCGAATGCAACCGACATCTGTCCGGCAAGGCGGGTAAATTCCGGCAACTGGCCGAATGCGACCCCTAACTGACCTCCCATCGCAGCAATTTCAGCGACCGCTTCTGGAGTTTTGCCGAGTTCATAGGCAAGGTCTTTAACCGTTCCAGCGAGTTCTTCCATTTGCGCTGGCGTGCCATCCACGACCTTTTTAACTCCGGCCATCGCTGTCTCAAACTCGATGGCGCTTTTGCTTACTGCTGCCAATCCAGCGGTGGCGCCAACGACCTTACCAATGCCAAGCGCGACGTCATTAAGCGTTGGTTTTGCTCGCTTTAAGCTGTTTTCGAGTTCTTCGACTTTCTCACGGTGGTGCTCCGCAGCTTTTGCCAGTTCTTCTTGGGTGAGACCACCTTCTTCTTGTAGCAGTCGGTAGGCCTCGCCGACTTCCTCGATTTGTTTTTTGACCTCGTCGTCATTGGCAAGCCCAAGCGTGATTTTGGCTTCGGTGATTTTGCGCAGCTTCTCCGCCTCGGCGCTGGTGGCATTGAGCTGGTCACGCAGTTTTTGCGCATCTTCGCTGACCGACTCCAGCCCGTTTGCCTGTGCCTCCTGTCCCAACCGGTTCAGCTCAGCGGTGAGTGCCTGCAACTGGCGCTCAAGGTCTTCGGTGTTGCTTCCCGCCGCCTTGAGTTCGTCGATAGTCTTTTGCAGCGCATCAATGTTCGCCCGCGCGTCGATTTGTAGGGCGACGTTCAACTCTGTAGCCATGTTTTCCCCAATAAAAAACCCTCGCAAATGCGAGGGTTCTACAAAATAGATGTGTTATTTACCGCCGAGGACTTCCTTTCCTTCTTTGAGCAGCTCTATGGGTAAATCCCCAAAATTATCTTTCAACGTTTCCAGATATATCCTAACTGTTTTAGGCCACTCTCCTAATTTATGTGCTTCTTTGATTAACATTTTGGCATCTTGATAACTCGCTCCGTTTTTGACTTCAGATAGACGTGCCTCAAAGTCAAAAAATTTCCATTCATCTGTTCTGGATTCAAATTCATCCAGTAATTTTTGTTTGTATTGTGCTAGTGCCATTTTCTTTTTCCCTTTTTCGGTTTTCTCTCTGTTGCTTCCGCCATTCCCACGGTTCCACAGCTTGATATTCGGACGTATGCCATAACCCACGCCAAGCCTTGCGCGCCTCATCCTCCAAAGCGTAATACGTGCCCGTTTTACCGTAGTATTTACGGTACACCCATGCGCCTCCTTGCCGTACCATTTCAGCGTTAATGTCTATTCCTCCAATATAGAGGGTGCAGACGTCACGCCCATATCGGTCAGCACTCGCGCAGACGGCACGGATATTTTTGCCTTTGACCATGCTCGCAAGCAAATCGGTCGATTTTGCACCGTATGGCTGTTTCCGTTCCGGCGCATCAATGCCATAGAGGCGGATTTTATGCTGCTCCTTCGCATCATCCAGCAACGTGACGGTATCGCCATCGGTTACGTGGATGATTTTACCTACCCGCTCATACGCAGAGACATGAGCAGACAGGGCGAGGGCGAGTAGCAACAGATGTTTCATGGGTTGTTGGATGGAGACGACACCAACCCCGCAAGCAGGATTTGTGCCATCCCCTTCAACTCGACGAAAGGGTTACACCTGTTTCGGCTTGCCTTCTTTCGCCTCATGGACGATTTCGACGGCAACGCCCTGCTCAATGAGCCATTTACCAGCGGCAAGGGATGCGTCCACCTCGTCGCCGATCGCAAAGGATAGGTCGCCGTGGGCAAAGGGTTTGATGGCGCGGATTTTCATGTCGCCTCCTTACGCCTTGAGCGTGACTGTGAACGGGCTGGTCTGACCTTCCGGCACTTCTGGGCGCCCTGACAGCTCGATGGTGTTGAAGTCGTCAGAGAAGAAGTTGAACGCGCCGCTCGCCGACAGGGTTGCCTTCGGGATGTGCAGTTTGACATCCGCACCATTGACGCGGTTGCGACCATCCAGCACCAGCTCGCATTTGATTTGGCTGTCGGTGTTCGCCTGGATGACCCACGCTTCCCAGTCGGCGGTTTTGTAGCTGACCTTGATTTTGTCGCCTTTGGCAACGCCCGCGGTGTCCTTGAGTTTAATCATGCCGAGGCGGTGATGCACTTCGTAATGCTCGGCGGCAATCGGCGTGTCGTTTGCCTGTTTGACCGTGATGCCTGCCGCCTCCAGATAGCCGTGTTTGAGTTGCAAATAGCGCCCCAAATCCACATCAACCATTTCGTCAGAGACGGTTTGCGAGGTCATTTGTTCGCGTTTCAGCGCGCCCTGGAAGACCATCGCCATGTTTTCCTCGTTGAAGTCGTCGAGGGTGATTTTCAGCTCGCCGGATTTCGGCAGGATGACGGTGTTGAGCACCGCGCCGTAGTTCTCGCGCATTTTCGAGATGCGCTCTTTTACTTCCGATTCCATCGAGACAGAAAGCTCGGTGGCGTTACCCACCGGAATCAGTCCGAGGTCGGTACGGTCTAGGCGGCGGATGTACAGGGTACCTTCGCCAATGAAACCGTCGTGTCGCAGTTGTGCTGCCATGTGTTACTCCTTGGATTGGAAATTGAGATTGAGTTGATATTTGAGCGGGTAGAGGCTCAAGCCGTAGGCATATACCGCCCGCTCGCCCGGCACCATTTGCAAGGTTTGCCGCGTGCGCGGGTCATCATCCAGCGGAGCAAAGCCCGCCATCGCCTGCATGACGCCACCAATCAGCTTGCCCACGCCGTCCGGCATACCGTTGCGCTGGTAATTTTGCGAGGCAATGATGATGCTGTAGGTCACGGTAATGAGTTGGTGGCGCCCGTTGCCCGCGTCGCTTTTGGGTGCGATGCCGTCGAATATGAGATAGACGTAGCCGTCCGTCCCCGTGGTATTGCCGTTGATGACTTGGGCGAGGTCGTTGGCACCGCAGACAGCACGCACCCCGTCCACCGTTTCCAGCCGCGCTGCGATGGGCGCGTAGGCGGCATTGACGTCAAATGCTGAAGTAGGCATGTGTGAGCTCCTTGATGCTGGCCAGCAGGTCGTCCGAGACACCCAAAAACGGGCGCGCCGGGATGTGCTGTGTGCCGAACTGGTGATAGTGGGCGTAGTCGGTCGCTGTGCCGATTTGCAGGATGTTGCCGTGTGCTTGTGCGGTGATGGAGCCCATTAGTACGCCGGTGTCTTGCAACGGATGCTCGCCGCCGCGTGGTCGTGGACGCTTTAGAGTCTGCCACGCCGTGCCGTCCGGCGAACGGGATTGCTCGAAGCGTTGCACTACCCGCGCTACTTCGTCCTGCCCCAGCTCGTCCAGCATCGGCGTCAGGTCTTCGCCCTTCGTCGCCAATAGCCGTAGCGTGCCGAGCGCTTCGCCCAGCCCGTCCGTCGATACCACAAAGCGCATCGCTACCTCCGTCGCACCATGTCCATCTTGTCCAACGTCGCCTGGTCATAGACGACCGGGCTGGATACGACGGCGATGCGATGGTTGCCCGTGAGCGGCAACGGGCTATCCGGTTTGCGGTTGTCGCCGCTCCCCGGATAGAGTTGCACCTTGCCCGCCGCGACGTCGGCCAGCCATTTCAAGGCGTCCTCGTAGCGCAGGCGGATGGTGGTTTTCCCGGTGTCGCCGCCCTCTTTGATTTGGTCGTCGTGCAGCCGGTAGCGGGCGATGTCCGCCGTAGCTGACACCAGCGCCGCTGGCACGGACGGTAGGGGCAACGGGTGCGCGCGGGCGATGTAGGTATCGGCCAGCGCCGCCGCATCCGCACACGCCGCCACGAGACCGGCGGTTTGCGGG